TTGGCGAACGTGCCCGGCGGCGTGGGGATGTGTTGCTCACGCATGGGCGTATCCCTCCGGGCAAGGGAACGGCAGGCTCTGGCCGGTCAGGTGCTGGCGGATGCGCCACTCCAGTTCCGGGCTCAGGCCGCCGGCCTCCAGGCAGTTGTTCAGGATCGCGTCGGCCCGGCGGGCGCGGAACGCCGTGGGGTGAGCGCCGGCACCACGCGCGCCGCCGAGCTCACCGATGGCGCGGTCGATCTGGTCGCGAAGGTTGAGCGCCTTGCCGAGGGGCAGCGCCTGCCAGGCGCCGCCGATGTAGATGGCGACGCGGCCTTCGGGCGTGGCATGGGCGATCGGCCGCAGCTTGCTGCTGTCGAGGCCCATGGCAGCGCAAGCCTGGTTGAGGTCAGCCACGGCGCACCTCCTCATACGGCACCTGAGCGGCGACGCAGCGGCGCCGGTCGATGGCTTCGCACCACTGGATGGCCACGGCGGCCACCTGCACCAGTTCTGCGCGCAGGGCGCGGTCATCGCCGATGGCGGCGTAGGCTTCGGTGACTTCCTCGAGCAGGATGTGCCCGAAGCTACCCATGCCACGACGGAAGGCGTCCTGGCACAGCTGCTTGCCGGCAACCTCGGTCGGAATGCCGAAGAAGGCGTTGGCCGGACCGGCGACCTTTGCCGGTATGTCAGGGTGGTCCTGCTTGCCCCAAAGCTGCGCCTGACGCACGCGCTCGTAGCCGACGTCGCGGAGCAGAAGCAAGGTGTGCTGGCTCATGGGATGGTCAGCCATGGCCCACCTCCCGCGCCAGCACCAGGCGAGTGCCGAACATGTCGGGCGCGCCGATGACGCCGCTCGCCTCCATGCGGTCGAGCAGCTCGCGGGCGGCGCGCTCACCGATGCCCAGTTCGCCGGCGAGGCGGGCGGCGTCGGCCTGGCCGGCACGGCGCACCAGGCTGACGGCGCGCAGGAAGGTGGGGTCGGGTTCGGTGCCGGCGTTCTTCATGTCGCGGATGTCCTGCAGGTTGAGGCGACCGTCGAGCAGCTCGTTGCAGGCGGTGAGCAGCGGGATGACACGCTCGCGCCGGATCGCGCCGAGGGCCTCGAGCATGGCCACGCAGCCCCGCACATAGTTGCCGTGGGCGTCGCGCAGGCTGGGCGCGTGCTGGGCGTCGACCGACAGACGGGCGACGATGCGCAGCAGCAGGCCTTCGGGGTTGGCCCGGGCGTTCGTGGCGCGGTCGGTTTGGCGGCCGCCGGCTACAATGTGCCGGGGCTTGGCGCCCGGGCCGTGAGGCTTGCGCTTTCGCGCGATAGCGGGAATGGGCATTTCTCTCTCCTTGGTAGGGAACGGGATCGGGTGCACACGGCAGTTGCTTGCCCGCGGTTGCCGTGGCGCCCCTGCTTTACGCGGTGGCGAGCCCGAGGCTCGTGTTGAGGTCGGCCGGTATGGCGGCCGGCAGCGATTTAGCCGACTCGTTGAAGCCAAGCTGGTCGACGAACGGTTTCACTTCCGGCCAAGCCTTGAGCAGGCTCGCGATCGTTCCGAAGCCCGCCAGCGCTCCGTTGGTTTTGTCTCGGACCGCCTTGCGCTCGCGCTCATAACCGGCCGCCGCCCTGAGGTGAGCGTCGAGCGCTTCGGCCAGGGCTTCGCCACCCTTGATCTTGTTGATCGGGTGGATCTGCTGCTGATCGGTGAAGGGCACCGGCACCGCGTCGGCGGTGTGCAGCACGCTGTAGTTGCCGTTGACGGAGATCCTGATCCGGTGCGTGGTCGGCATCCAGCCGGGCGGCACTGCCTCCATGGCCTTGCGGGCGGGCGCGCTGTAGATGGCGCGGTAGAACTTGAGCGCAAGATCGTTCTCGCGCTGCTTGAGCGCCTTGTGTTCTTTGTCGAAGCGATGATCCAGCAGGCGCTGGGTGATGGCGATGCGCATGTTTTCGGTGATACGGATGCTCATTCTCTCTCCTTGGTAGGTCAGTCGGTCTTGCTTGGTGCCGCACGCTCGCGGCGGAAAACCCAGCACTTCACCGTCACGCCTTGGCCATCGCGCAGGGTGATGTTGCTGTTGACGCTCTTGTAGGCCACGAACTTGCGGGCGCGGCTCTCGGGCAGCAGGCGCTTTAGGTCGCCCAGGGCCGGGACCTTGTTGATGCCGCGCTGGGCGGCGACGGACATGAAGTGCGGCAGGCTGACGGCGATCTGGCTGTCGTCGCGGCTGTGGTTGAGGCGCGGGATGGCCTCCCCTTCGCCATCGAGGAAGTCGAACAGCTCCCAGAATTCCTGCACGATCGGGTGGTCGGCGTTGATCGCCTGCTGGCGCGCCACGGCCATGTCGATCAGGGCATTGTGGGTGGCTTGCTTCTGTTCACGGGTGATGGGCACCACCACGTCGAGCGCATCGACCAGCGCCATCATCTGCGCGTGGTTCTTGCAGATGCGCATGCTCTTGAGGTTGGGGTGGTTCTTGAGCATGGCCTCGTAGCCGGGAGTGAACTCGGCCAGGGTTTCGAGGATCTTCTTCTCGCGGCGCGTGGCTGACAGCACGAAACCGCTCACCTGCTCCACCGGCCAGTTCTCCAGCTGCTTGCTGGCCACGGCGCCGTCGGCGCTGTGCATGCCCTTGTCGAAGTACAGGTGCACGATGCGCTGCAGGACCGCGTCGGACGCGTCCACCACCGCGTTCTGGCTGATGACCACGCTGCCGCGGAAGGGCGGCTCGTAGGTTTCGTTGCCGGCGCTCTTGTGGCCGCGGGCGCGGCCGATGCGGCCGTTGTAGAGGGGCTTGAGCTCGTCCCAGTCGAACTGCTTGGCGTGGGTCTTGTCCGCGCCGTTGGAGCGGTCGGCCTCAATCAGCACCATGGGCAGGTTGCCTACCTGGCCGAAGGTGCGCGTGCGGCCGGCCAGGGTGCTCTTGGTGGGGTCGGTACCTTCGAAGTCCTCGCGGCCGACCAGCTTCCAGAGGAACTCGATCAGGGTGGTTTTGCCGGCGCCGGCCTCGCCCACCGCCTCGAGGAAGGGGAAGCTCTTATCGCGGGCGCGGATCTGCTCGGCGAACAGGCTGCCCAGCCAGAACGCGAGCGCAACGATGCCCTTGACGCCGAAGGCGGTCCACAGCGGGGTCAGCCAGGCGTCGGTGTAGTCCTTGGCGTTGGTGTTGATGTCCAGCTTGACCGACTGCAGCAGGGTTTTGATGTTGAGCCGGCCGATGTCGAAATAGTCCTCGGCGTTGAGCTCGAAGATCTTGCCGTCCTTCACCGCGACATCGCCGAAGATGTAGGCGCCGTGCTCCTTGGCGTAGCCGATGAAGTCGATGGTGTCCACGTGCTTGATGCCGTCGCGCATCTGTTCGCGCAGCAGCTGCACCAACTGCTCGGTCTTGCCGGTGAACAGGCAGCCGCCGGCGATGCTCGCCATGCGCTTGCCGAACTCCGCAGCGGCGGTGATCTGGCCGCCGGTGAAGGTGTTCTTGACCGTGGGGCCGTGGGGCTGGATGACGCGGAAGTAGTACCAGCTCTCGTCGGTGACTTCGTTGCGCTGGAAGTACAACACGCGGGGGTAGCCGTCGCAGAGGGTGTGCACGGCATTGCACTCGGCCAGCGCCTGGTCCTTGATCTCCTCCTCGGTGAGGCCGGTGTCCTTTTGCTCGAGCGCGGTCTTGGCCTTGTCGTACTTGGCCAGGTCGAGCTGGAACCACCACAGACGCTTGCCGAACTCGAAGGGGAAGGCGGCCCTGCCCTGCTTGCCATACATCAGCATGGCCTTGGCGCTGGCGCTGCGGGCGATCAGCAGGCTGCCGTGGTAGCGGTAGTCCTTGAGGCGGTCGGCGTCGAGCTTGTCCAGCAGGTGCAGGTCGTTCCAGTCCACCTTGCGGCCGGCTTCCTGCGGGATCTGCGCGGCGGCGCATTCCCAGCCTTGCTGGCGAGCCTGCCTGACCCACTTGCGAATGTAGGTTTGCCCGGCGCCGTCGTCGTCGGTGCCGTCTGTGTCCAGGGCCCACACCAAGGTGGGCCGGTTCTGGCCGCGCGCCTTGGCGAGCGCCTCCAGCTCGGCGGTGGGGTAGTTGTTGCAGCTGAGCGCGGCCACGGCCGCGATGCCGCGCTGGGCCAGCGCGCAGGCGTCGAAGATGCCCTCCACGATCCAAAGTTCCGCGCACGCGGCCAGGTCAACGCCGGGCGGCAGCCACCAGTGGCCCTTGTAGGTAGCGCCGAAGTTGAAGCGAGCCTTTTTCTTACCGAAGCGGTGCGGGCGGTCGATCAGCCGTTCCCAATAGCCGCCCCCGGGCAGCGAAAAGCGCACGGTGGCCGTGCTGGCGTCCAGCTCGCGGTCGACGTAGCTCTCCTGGGTGTAGCGTCCCTTGAGCCGCGCCACGTCGAGCCCGCGGGCGTTGGCCAGGTAGGCATCGGCCGCAGCGTGCGGGTTGGCTTCGGTGGGCTTGTGGCGGTCGGACCAGTTGTCGAACAGGTCGGGATAGAGCTCCTTGACGTGGCGCTCCCAGCGGCACTTGTCGATGCGGCCGCACTTGACCACCCACGGCTCGGCGGCGTTGGTGAAGAGTTCCTTCTTGCTGCACTCCGGACAGCGGCCCTCGCGCAGCCACTTTCCCTTGTCCTTGAACTCGTAGTCCGCCTGCAGGAAGCGGGTGATGTCGGCGTGCAAGGAGGGGTTCATGCGCCCGTGCTCTCCCACAGCTCGCCGGCCATGCCGCGAGGCCACCAGCGCAGTGCGTCGCTCGCGCCATCGGCGAGCACGGCGCCTTCGCCCAGCGCGCGTACCAGGGCGCGGCGGGCCTGCTCCAGGGGAACGCCAGCGGCGCGTGCGACCTCGGCGGTAGTGGGGCCGATGCAGGCGCAGCGATGGTCGCCGGCGTCGATGTGGATACGCACGATGCCCCGCGACAGCGCGTCCACGGCGTCGTGGCAGGCCGCGCGCAAGGCGGGAAGGATGTCCAGGCGCGGCGTCACGGCTTCGGGCTCCACATAGCGCCTGTGGGGCCGCACAGCTCGCCCATGCGGCGAGTGCGGTCGCAGTCCCACCCGAGGAACGTCGCCTCGCGCTCGTCCCGGTCGAAGGGCGTTTCGTTTTCGTCGGGCTCGTCCGGGAGCGCGTGTCGGACGGTGCACAGGTGCAGCACGCCGCCACAGACGGGCTCGGCGCGGTGGAAGCGGCACGTGGTGCAGGCGCGGTCGGTCATGCCCCACCGCCCATGCCCTTGGCGATCAAGGCATTGATCTCGCTTTCGCGCCAGCCGACGGCACGGGCGCCCAGCGGCACCGGCTTGGGGAACTGGCCGGCGGCGATGCGCCGGTAGATGGTGGCGACGCTGAGGGGAATACGCTGGCGCACCGCCGGCAGGCGCAGGATGCGGTCGGTCGGGTGCACAGGCAATGGCGGCACCGGGGCAGCCGGTGCGGGCATTGCCGCGCGGAACGGCACGACGGCGGCGTTCATGCGTCACCGCCGGCCGCCGGGCTGAGCTGCTCGGCTTGGCGCCGCTGCGCGGCGTCCAGCCCTCCCTGCCAGTGGTGTGCGACCTCGATCAGGGCACCGGCGAGCGCAAGGGCTTCTTCGATCTTGAGGGACATGGCCATCGGTCCAGTGCGCAGGGACACCGGGTAACTGGCGCGCGCATAGCTGGTTGAGGCGACCTCAATGTCGCCGTCTTCGGTTGTGACGCGCTCGCGGCGGGCCAGGGCCTGGTCGTAGGTGAAACCGTCCATCACAGCCACCCCAGCAGGTTGAGCGTGGTCACCCCGAGGGCGCCGACGAGGGTGAGGCCGAACGCGAGCCGGCCGAGCGGCGAGCGCTCGTAGTCGTAGGTCTGCATGGCGCGCTCCTCAGTGAAGCGCGTTGGCGCTGGCGCCGGGGCAGCTGCGGCCCAAGCGCAGCAGGTCGCCGGCCGTGAAGGCGTAGGTCAGGCCGCTGGCCGGATCGCGCACGAACACGGCAAAGCTGGTGCTGGCGCTGATGTCGATGTGGGCGGCGGTACCGCGCGCGTCTACCTCGCCCATGGCCTGCACCGTGGTCACCATGGCGCGGTTGGCGGTGCAGTCATGCTGCTGCTGCAGGTGGTCGGCGCAGCGGGCGAGCAGCTGCTGACGGTCGTGGTGCAGGTGCTCGCCCTGATGGGCGAGCAGGAAGCCGAGGGCGGCCTCGTGCAAGCTGGTGGCAGGCATGGTTTCTCTCTCCTTGGTAGGGATGGCCGGATCAGCCGGCCGCGGCGGCCTTGGCCGCGGGATCGCGGCCGGCAGCAAAGGGGATCTGCACCTCGGGGTTGGGCGTGGCGCTGGGGTGGAGCGTGTGCAGCACGCCCAACGAAGCCACCCACACGTGGCCGCAGGCCTCGTTGGGGCAGATGAAATAGAGCTCGGAGTAGACCGCCGTGATGCGCCGGCTAGATCGAATGGCCGAGGCCGTTCCGCAGTGGGGGCAAGCCGCGCGCATGCGCGAGCGATGCTGGGCCGGTCGCGAGCTGAGGGCGGGCTTGCTCATGCGCGATTCACTCCACAAGACGTAGAAATCGACGCGCTGTCGGCCCCAGGGGCGACAGCGGCCCGCTCGAAGCTGCGCACGCCGCGCAGGTACATCTGGCGGGCGAAGGCCGCACTGGATGAACCGCTCTGGTTCGCCAGGGTTTCGTGCTTGGCAAGCTCGGGGGCGAGCAGCCGCAGCGCGATCTGTTTACGCACCACGCCGCGAGGCGCGTAGCTGACCGAGGATTTGCGCATGCTGGACATGGGGTACAGTTGCCCGAATGGGTTACACATTTCGCAAGATACACGCAAATTGCAGGATTGCAATACGCAATTCGCGGGAATCGCGCACTTTGCAGGAGAGGCCATGGGCGAATTGACCGCAGGGCCGGTGATCGACCGCATCCAGCAGGTGCTTGGCGTGCGCACGGATATCGCGGTGGCTGGCCACTTTGGCCACAGCAACAGCACCGTCAGCAGCTGGCGTGCGCGTAACAAGGTGCCTTACGAGGAATGCGTGAATCTCGCAATCCGCAAGGGCGTGAGCCTGGACTGGCTGCTCTTGGGCACAGGCGAGCCGCAGGCGGGCGCGCACGGCATCAGCGATGTAGCTGCCGGCTACGGCGATGAGCCACGCCTAGCCCGTCTGATGGGCTTCCTTCGCACTTGGTTCAGCAGCCACGGCGAAGACGACAAGGCCTGGCTGGAGATGCAAATGGCTCGAGCTGTGCCGGAGTACGCGGAATGGGTAGCTGCGCGCGCGCGGGCGTAGCTAGCGGGACTGGAATCTTGCGCGGGCGTCCACAGGGGGCGCAGGGAGAACACGATGGAACGAAGCGAAAAGGCGCCCACATCACGCGCCCGTGAGGTCTTGGAGGGTGCGCTCGGCCTAGCTGTGCTAGTGGCGATCGGCGCAGCCATCTGGAGCCATTTCGGCGGTTCGCCGGAAACGGCAACAGCCAAGGGAAACGCGACACCCGCGGCACAGCGGGCTCCAGGCCACCACACGATCCGCGAGTTGACCTTCGGCTGCACCTCGCCGGAGGCCTTCCGGGATGCCGCCGACTACTGGGGCAACCACGACAGCGAACTTTTCCAGGGCATGTTCGCGTCCGGCGCGTGCCAGTCGCTGAAGCCGGGGGAGAAGGTGGTGCTAGTGGACGTCAAGCTGATGGACTATGCGGTCGTGCGCCGGCCCGGCGATCCCACCAAGCTGGTGACCTTCACCAGCGTGCTTGACTAGCTTTCGCCCTCGATCGACTCGGGCGCGTTGTCCACGCCCGCCGGCTTGCATTCCAGCTCGAGCGACGTGGTGTAGCCCGCATCGCCCAGGCGATCCTCCACGCGCACCACGATCCACTCGCTGCCGTCGATGTCCGCCTTGAAGCCGCGCACGGTGGCGTGCTGTTCGGGGTACACATCGGCCCGACCGCGGGCGAGGGTGATGTCGAAGGTCACCGCGCCGCGCTGGATCTTCTGGAACTCGCTGCGCGCGGCGCGCAGGGCGTTGGCCTTGGTAGCGTAGGTGTGGCGCAGGGTCTTCAAGCCCTTGCCGTTGTCGGTGCCGGCGATGACGTCGCCGGTCTTGCCGGCCCCCACGTCCTGGTATCGGGCGCGCACGCCGCTGTAGGCGTTGCGGTCGGCGGCGTGCCACCGGTGCTGGTCGCCGCTGGCGCGGGTGATGGTAATAGCCGGCAGCGGCTTGCCGCTGGCGGTGGTGCCGGCGCCGATGGGCGAGAAGATCAGCGCGCCTGCCTTGATGGTGGCGACAGCGTCATAGCGCTTGCCCAGCCGGTTGAGGAAGTTGACGTCGCTCTCGTTGGTCTGGTCGATGTGGTCCACCGCCTGGCCAGCCAGGCTCGGGTGACATTTCGGCGTGAGGCCGTTGCGGCCGGCGAGCTCGTCCACGATGGCACCGCAGGTGGTGGCGTGGTAGCTCTGTTCGCGCTGGGCGCGCAGGTCGCTGCGCAAGTTGGCGCTGCGGGCGCGCAGGGTGAGCACGTCGGGCGCGCCGCCGTGCTCCACTTCGTCCACGGTGAAGCTGCCCTTATCGGTGAGCTCGCCGTCCCACCCCAGCCACACGCGCAGCACGGCGTTGCGCGGCGGGATCGCCAGGCGGCCGTCGGCGTCGTCGAGGCGGATGTCCAGTTGGTCGGCGGTGTCCTCGCGACAGCTGGTGATAGACAAGTCGATCAGCCGCGGGCGCAACTTGGCGGTAAGGTCGCGGCCGTCCAGCGTGACGCGCCAGGCCGGCTTGGGGTTGCCGCTCACGCGAAGCCATCCATACGGCCGCCGTTGGTGTCGACCGTGGCGATGTCGCCGCGCATGGCACCGCTGCCGCCGGCCGCCTGCACCTGGTCATCGTCCGCATGCTTGAGCGTGAGGGTGAAGTCGGTCTTGCGGGCCACGCCCACGTCCACGAAGGCGCTGCCAGTTTCGTTGAGGCTGGTGATGACCCATGCGCCCATGACGCGGCCAGTGCCGTCCACCAGGGCGTAAGCATCGCCGGCCTCGGCCATGGCGCGCAGCTGGCGCAGGCTGTCCAGCGTGCCGGCGATCTCGGGCACTAGCGTGCCGCTCAGGGTGATGGTGTCCTCGCCCGGGCCGATGAACTGCAGGGCATCGCGGGCGCCGACACGGCTGTTGGCGGCGTGCCGCCACTCGGTGGAGCGCTGCAGCTCGTGGTAGGCGAGCGTGGGGAGCTGGAACACGAACTGGCCGAGCGCCATCAGCATGCGGAATTCCTCACTCGTGGTCGGCCAGCGCAGAGCGGCGCTGCGCGGCCTTGGCGCGCTCGCGGCGGTCCAGCTCGGCGGACGCTGCGCGGGCCGCTGCCTGCTCGTGGCCGGGCATCGCGGTGATGCTGACGTTGTAGTTGTTGGTGGTGGTGCCACCACCCGCCCCACCGGCGCGCAGCGGCGCCTGGCTCGTGATCGCCGGCTTGCTTCCGACCAGCAGCGGCGCAGCAGCGGCAGGGTTGACGGCTGCCATACCGAGCGCGGCTACGCCCAGCAGCCCGGCCTTCCAGCGGGATCCCGTGCTCTGCTTGCTGTCGGTGGCCACGGCCAGCGCGGTGCCGACGGCGCCGCCACTGAGGGCCTCCTTGAGCTTCTTCCAGCGCCCCTCGGCCTCGTCCAGCTTGTCACCGATCCACTGGAAGCCGGCGATGAAGGGCGCCTTGATCGCCTCCCATAGGGCGCCGAAGAACTGCTTGACCGCAGACCATGCCGCCTTCATGGCTTCCCACGCGGCTGCGGCCTTGTCGCTCACCCACGACCAGAATCGCAGCAGGTAGGGCTTGATCTTGTCCCAGTTGCGCCAGATGAGGTACGCGGCGCCGGCGATCGCAGCGATCACCAGCAGGATGGGGTTGGCGAGCATCAGCAGACCGACGCGGGCGATGACCGTGCCCACCAGGCGGATGGCGGTGACCAGGCCGCCGCCGAGCGCCTTGGCCAGTGTCAGCGCGCCACCGGACGATGCGCCCAGGGCAAACCGGATCAGGCCGATCGGGCCGAGGATGCCGCCCAGGGCGACCATGAGTCCGCCAGCGCCGACCAGGAGCACGCCGAGTGCCGCTGCGGTGACGGTCAGGCCCTTGGCGAGGACCGGGTGCACCTTCGCCCAGCGGCTGAGCGCGCCGGTGATCGCCACGACCTTCTCCAGCGCCGCCACGTAGACGGGCAGCAACTGCGTGCCAAGCTGCAGGTAGAGGTCGCGCTTCTTGGCCAGCAGATCGACCTCCTCGCCCTGGGCGGTGGCGCCGGTCTGCCGGTAGGAGTCGTCGAGGCTGGCGAAGCGCTCGGACGCGGCCAGCTGCTTGGCGATGTTGGCCCGCTGCATGAACATGCCGACGAACAGGTCGCCGCCCTTGCGCCCGGAGAACAGCGCGTTGAGCTTGCTGACCACCTGCTCGTCGCTGAGCTTGCCCTGCGGGTTGATGCGAGGAATCACCTCCTTCATCAGGTACTCGAAGGGGTTGGCCTCGTACAGCTGCTGGTTGACCAGCGCGCCGGGCAGCAGCTTGGTGATGTGGCCGGTCTTGCCGTATTTGACCGCGTCCTTGTTGACCAAGCCGAGCGAGGCGAGCGCCTCGGCCGCCTGCTGGGTGCTGCGGCCGGCCGCCCAGTTCTGGTAGGCGGTAGCAAAGCCCGTGCCCGAACGCATGCCGCCCATCTCCTGGATGGTGTGCATGGCGCCGAAGAACAGGGCCTTCTCGTCCATCTGCTTGGTGGCCACGCCGCCGACTTTCATTGCCTCGAGGTAGTCGGAAGGTTTCACCAGGCCGCCGGAGCCCACGTAGGCGCGCGTCATCGTGTCCAGCAGCTGGTTGAAGGCGGCCGGGCTGGTGGTGGCGTTGCGCAATTCGCCGGTGCGGATGGCATCGATCAGCTGGTTGACCGTTTCCTCGCCGTGGCCCTCGCCCTGCCCGTGCTGGGCCATGAGCGCCTCGAAGGTGTACTTGGCCTTGAGCAGCTGGGGCGCGACGGCGACCGCCTCGTGCATGTCGCGGAAGATGCTGTTGGCGTCCTTCAGGATCTCCAGCTTGTCGTTGATCGAGCTGCCGCGCGTGGTGTCGCTATTGGCGAAGCGCTCGGCCATGGCGATGTCGGCCGCGCTGGCGCCCTGGGCGCGCATCTGGGCGATGTGCTGCTGGTACTGCTTGCCTTGGTCGAGCATGGGCGAGACGGCGGCCACCAGGTGCCGACCGCCCTGCAGGCTGGCGTAGCCGGCCACGCTGAGGTGGGCGGCCGCCGCCTGGGTCTTGCCGAGCTGCTCGCGTAGCTCCTTGGCGCGCCGGACTTGCTCGCCCTGACGGCGCAGGGCGGCCGTCTGCTGGTCGATGCTGGCCGTGGTGCTGGCCATGTCCCCGCGCAGCCGGCGCTCGGCGCTGCCGAGGTTGGCGGTGTTGATACCGGCAGCGGCCAAGCGCTGGCGCAGCTGCTGGAGTTTCTGCAGCTGCGTGTCTTCCTGCGCCTTGAGGCCGCGGGCCTCGGTGGTCAGGCGCTTGAACTGGCGCGCCAGCGCGGTGCTGGGGGCGTCGGAGGCGCGCATTTCGCGGGCGGTGGCGGCGATCTGCTGCTGCAGCTCGCGCTGGCGCATGGCGTTGGCTCGGGCGCCCTCCTTGAGCTTGCGGAACTCGCCCACGGCCTGCTGGGTCTTGTCCAGCGCCCGGAGCGCGTCGCGCGTCTTGCGCAGGGTGTCGCCGCTGGCCTTGCTGGCCGCCTGAACGCGGCGCAGCGGGGCGCTCGCCTTGTCCAGCATCTGCAACAGTACCTGCAGCTTCAGATCCATCACTCGGCTCCGCTACGCACGCGGGCGCGTTCGCGCCATTCGATCAGTTCGGCAAGATCCATGTCGGCCATCGCGGTGGGGGGCCAGTGGAACACCACCGCGATGTCGGCCATGACGTCCTCTACGCGGTCAGGGAGGCCCGGGCACTCGCAGGCAGCAAAAAACCGACCACTTCCGCGCCCAGCTTCATGAGGTCTGCAGGATCGAGGTTGTCCACGTCGGCCGTGGTGAGCGTGGGCTCGCTGATGCGCGGCAGCAGGCGACCCAGGGCGGCGACGTCGAGCTGGGCGAGGTCGCTCAGGGAGCAGCCGCGCAGCTCGCCGGCCTTGGGCTTGCGCAGCTGGATGCTGTCGATGGTCTGCTCGCCGCGGGTGAGGGGCGTGTCGAGCGTGATGGTGACGGCCAGGGCGGTGGCGAGGGACAGGGCGGCGGTCTTGGACATGGGGCTCTCCAGGGGGTATCAGGTGGGCGAAAAAGCCGCCGGCCGAAGCCGGCGGAAGGTCCGGGGAACGAAAGGGTCAGATGCCGATCGCGCGGCGTTGCTGGGCGAGGCGGTCGACGCCGTCGACGACGAAGACCATGTTGATCAGGTCGATCTCGATCAACACGCGGCCGTTGACGGTGAGCTTGTAGTAGCTGCAGGCGGTGGTGTACTTGTGCTGGGTGTTGTCGCCAGCCTTGCCGCTGCCGAAGTCCATCTCCTTGTGGCGGCCGCGCACCACGACCTCCACCGCGTCCACGTCGCCGGTGTCGTCGCGCTGGTAGGCCCCAGCGAAGCGCAGCAGGCAGCCGCTGGCCTGGGTGATGCCGTACTGGCTGATCGCGGTATCCAGCAGGCCGCCGGCCGTCCAGGCCAGCTCAATGGCTTCCTGCCCCAGGTCGGCGCCCACGGGGCCGTCCATGCCGCCGCCGCGCCAGTCCTCGAGCTTGCGGCTGAGCTTGGGCAGGGTGACTTCCTCGATCTGCCCGAGGTAGTTGTTGCCATCGTTGAAGAGGTTGAAGTTCTTGAGCTTGCGGGGCAGGGCCATGGTGCGTGTCCTCGAGGCGAATGCAGTGAGGCGCGGCCGCGGTCAGGCGGCCGCGGCCGGTCAGGCGTTGATGGCGTCGGCGAAGACGGCCAGGTAGCGGTCGGTGATGCGCTGGCGCAGCAGCAGGTTTTCCAGCGGCGGCACATCGGTGAAGTCGTAGTCGATGACTAGGTTGCCGCCGGCCAGACCGGTAGTCCCGTTGGCGCTCTCTTCATACCAGGCCGAGCCGTCGATGATCGCGCCGGCGCTCTTCAAGTCACGGAACTTGGCATTGATGCCTTCGAGGATGTCCTTGACCAGGCTCGGGTACATGGGCTTGTCCACCGCCCACAGATGGCCGTCGGCGATGGTGTCGGCCAGCACCTGGGAGGTGCGCACGGTGCTTTCGAAGACAAACTTGGGATCGTCGGCGCAGGTGCGGCTGCCCCAGAAGCGGAAGCCGTTGGCGTTCACCAAGGTGGTGATGCCGGCCTGGTTGAGCAGATCGGCATCGGTACCGGCCTGCTGCAGGTCCCAGCCCACGTCGATGCTGATGCCGGTGACGCCGTTGACGCCGACGTTGCTCAGGGTCTTCTGGAAGCCTTGCTGCTGGTCGATAGCAGCGCGCAGGCCCAGCGCATAGGCGGCGCTGGGCGCCTCCTGGTTGCTGCTGCTGGCGGTGTCCCAGGCGACGAAGTTGGGCCAGATCGCTATCACTTCGCGCTGGCTGAAGGTGGCTTTGGCGGCGATGGCCTCGGTGACGCCGGTGGCGCCGTGCAAGTTGACGTAGGCCATGCCGCGCAGCTTCTGGGCGACGGCGGCGAGCGCCACGGCCACCTCCTGCGTGTCCAGTCCCGGCGCGCCGATGATGCGCGGCTTGACGCCCAGGCGGGCCTGCGCAGCGCGCAGCGCCTGCATGCCGGTAAGGCGGCCACTGGCATCGGTGCCGCCGATGACGTTGGAGCTGGTCGCGGCATCGTCCACGCCCTTGGCCACGCGCACCACAACGATCACCGGGCTGCACTGCGCGGCGATGGCGGTGAGCGCGCCCAGCAGGGTGCCCTTGTCGGCGGCGCCGGCCTTGCCGATGGCGGCCTGCACGTCGGTAATCAGCACCGGGGTGTTGAGCGGGAAGGTGGCGACATCGGCATCCTCGCCGGTGGCGACCAAGCCGATGATGGCGGTGGAGACGGTGCGCAGAGCGCGGGCGCCGTCGGTGACTTCGACGACGCGCACGCCGTGGTGGTAATCGGTGGGCAGGCCCATGGTGGTTTCCTCGTTTGCGGTTACGCGGCGGCGGTGAGCGGGACGGTGACGCGGGTGGCGGTGGGGACGGGGGTATCGGTGCGGGTGCCTTCGACCGTGACCAGCACCGCGCCGGGCGTGTCGCCCAGCGCCATGGCGACGCGATCGACCTTGATGCGCGGCTCCCATTGCATAAGAGCTGCGGCGGTCGCGGCGAACAGACGGATGCGGGTGCCGGCGTGGAAGGGCTGGTCGATGAGCTCGGGCAGCAGGCTGCCGTAGTCGCGCCGCATGACGCGCGAGCCGACCGGCGTGGTGAGGATGTCGCTGATGGACTGCTGCAGGTGCTGCACGCCGTCCACGGGCTTGCCGGTGGTGCGATCCATGCCGCGCATCAGGACGCCACCGGCTTGCCCGAGAAACCCGTACCGGGCTGGGTCTTGTCGTGCGGATGGCTCTTGAGGCTGATGTCGCCGCCGACCACGTCATTTTGCGCGGTGAGCGTGTCGCCTACGGCGACCTTGGCGTCGAAGGTGGCGTCGGCCGTGGCTCGCAACCTGCCGGTGATGGTGGTATCGCCGGTGATGTGCACGCCGCCGGGCGCGGTGAGGTTGGCCTTGCCGCCCTCGGGCAGGATCGCATCCAGCTGGTGCGCGGCCGGGTCGTACGCGATGCGGGCACCGTCGGGGTAGACGGCCACATGGGCGGTATCGCTACCGTCGGGGCGCGGCTGGGCGGTGCTGTAAAGCGCGGGCAGGACCACGCCGTTGGCGGGGTCACCGCCGGGACACAGCAGCAACACCTGCTCGCCCACGCTTGGCGCCCACCAGGTGCGCGCATCGCCGGCACGAGCCGCGATCCACGGCAGCGGCGCGGTTTTGAGCTTGCCGGTGGCCACGACGCAGCGCGCGCCCGCGTGATCGACCTCGGCAATCGTGCCGAGGCGCAGCAGATTTTCCAGGCGGCGGGCCAGGTCGGCGAGCATGTCCATGCCGGCATGCTGGGCAGGGCTGCTGGCATGGTCTACGCGGGTGCTTTGTGCAGGCTCTGCTGCACAACGCGGGCGTGGTGTGGGATCAGACCATCGCCTGCAGGTCGCAGGCCAGCTTGCTGGTTTGGACCTGCGTGCCTCCGATCTTGCGGATGGCGATCAGCCAGTTGCCTTGGACGTCGACCGTTCCGGAGCCAGCGCCACCGCCGAGAAGGTGGCCAGCGGTCGCCGTCAACGTGCGTGCAGCGGACAGCGGCAGCCAGCCGGTGGTCGGGGTGTAGCTCGGGCCGGGATCGTCGCCCCGGTAGTTGTTGGTGATGGTGAAAGCTGCGGTGGCCTGCATTTCGTAGGCGTTGCCCACGCCCGCAGCGGGTGCCTTGTGCCAGTTGCCCGAGCGCGGGACGCCGCTGACGCCGTTGGCCATGTGCAAGGCGATGAGGGCGATCGACCAGGTACCGTCCGGGTTGATCGTGAACGTCAGCGTGGCGCCGGCATCATGCGAATCGTTCGAGTCGGCCGTGTAGTAGCCGAAGGGGATCACGATCGCGTCGGTGTAGCTCGCCGTGCCCTTGCGCGCCCACTGCGTACCGATGTCGACGCCGCTGCCCAGGCGCATGCCCATCGCGACACCCGGCGCGCCGTACTTGGCCGCGGCATAGCGCAGCGTGGACCCGTCGGCGCGCCGGAAGCCCGGGGCGCTCGGGCCATCGCCGATCACGTCCGGGTCGTAGAGATCGTCGGTGTCCTGACCGGCGGCGTTGCGGAAGCCCGAGGCCATTACGGTGCCGGCTGCTCGGTCGCGAGCGCTGCGGCGCGCTCGTTGAAGAGCACGTCGTAGGCAGCCTTGATGACCAGCATCACGCCCGCCGCGCTGATGGCGGAAAGGTCGGCACCCGTCACGGGGTCGACCGCGCCAGCAGGCGCGAACTGCCGCTCCATGATGTCCGCGACGTTGGCCTGCAGGATGTCGAAATTACCGGCGAGTGGCTGGTAGCCGCCGGCGACAAACAGGCTTTCGCGGGCTTGAAACGACACGCTGCCGCCGCCCGTCGCCGGGTCGTAGAACAGGTGCGTTTGCTCGGCAATCATTTCGGCGGTGACGCCTTCGGCGATCACCCTGATGCGGGCGTTCTCGCTCATGCGGGGTTCTCCAAGGCCTCAAGGCGGGCCAGCAACTGCTGAATGCGGATTTCGGCGGCGAGCGCGCACTCGAGCGCGAGGCCGGACTTGTCGATGGCGAGCATCTGTTCGGGATCGGCCGGAATCTGTACGAACTGCGGCGCGACCGCGAGGACGTCCTGCGCGATGAGGCCCGTGTCGAACCTGCCATCGCTGTTTCGGTTCCACTGGGACCACAACGGCGCAAGCTTCTCGGGTAAGGACGCATCCAGCGCCCGCAGCTGGATGTTGTGCTTGAACCGGCGATCGGAGACTTGAAATCCACCGCTGGCGGTAACGCTGCCGGCAACAAAGAGCCCAGTATTCGCGAAGATGTAAGTGTCTTGCGCCTTGTTATAGCTAAGCCATCGGTTCGGATAAAAATTAATGATGTAGTCGTTTCCCCCAAGTCCTGAGGAATTGCCCTGCATGGACATGCCGCCAGCCGCAAAAACCTGCGTTGCGGTGACATTGCCCGGAGTTGTTACATTCCCCAAGCTATCCAAGTACACCTGTCCAGATGTACTTCCGGGGCCGTTGGGCCGAAGATAAATCGCTCCGGGACCAGCCGTCCCAAGCACCAGCGCCGGCGTCGAGGACAAAACGTTCTGACCGGACACGAGGTTGCCGGCCGCAATGACAGATCCAGCATTGACGGTGAGGTTGCCCGCGGTGAGCGTGAGCGATCCTCCTACGTTGCCGCCGCCTGTCGATAGCTTTCCCGCCAGCGCATTAGTTACGGTCGCCGCGAAATTCGGGTCATCGCCCATCGCATCGGCCAGCTCCTTCAGGGTGTCCAGCGCACCCGGGGCTCCGTTGATGACGTTGGCGATCACCTGCTGCACGAATGCGGTCGTGGCCAGCTGGTTGGTGTTGGTGGTGGACGCGGCCGTGGGTGCGGTGGGAATGCCGGTGAGCACGGGCGAGGTAATCGGCGCCTTGGCCGCAAGGTCCGCCACCAGGCCGATGATGTCGGCCTGCGCGTGGGAGTGCGGGGAGGGCGTGAAGGTGCCGGGCTTGCCGGTCACCTCGCCCCATGCCGGCCAGCGGGTTGCCGTTTCGGGCGCGCCGCTGATGTTGTCCCACGTGTGCGTGTGTGCCGTCGGCGGGAAGGCTGCCGGGCGATTGGCGAGGTTGTTCCAGTCGAGGTAGTAGGCACCGTGCTGGCCGTCGAGCAGATCGGCATCTAGGCCGTTGCCGGTGCCGATGTCGTAGGACGCCGCGCCGCGGATGCCCAGGGCGGTGACGAAGGCCAGCGCGCTTGCCTTGTCCAGCAGCGACTTGACGAAGCTCGACGGGTTGCCTGCACCCAGCCGCGCATTGAGCGCAGCGAGCAGGCTCTTGGGCGTGACGGCGCGGCTGCCGTCAGCGCCGGCCGTGGCGGTGAGGTCGTCGGCCAGCTGCACCACGCCAGCCGTAGCGACCGTGGCGCCGTTGAGCTGGAAGTTGGTGTCGCCGACCGTGATGCTGGCGGCGGCGAGGTCGGCAAAGACCACGTCCAGGGCCAGCAGCGCGGTGGCCTGCGCGCTCTTTTCCAGCAGGACGTCGGCCTGGCTGTAGACGGCGAAGAGGGTTTTCGCCGCGTCATCCAGGTACAGGCCGATGCCGCGCACAGTGTAGGTGTCCGTGCTGGCGTCGCGCATGGTGACATGCAGCGTGTCGGCGGCCGTGGCGCCGCCCTTGAGGGTGGCAACGCGTTTGACCTCGCCGGGCAGCGCGACCATGCCGGCATCCGGCACGAAGCTGGTGGCGGTTACGCCGATGCTGGCCAGCCGCACCGGTGCGGTACCGTCGGCCTCGGCATTGCGGAGTGCGGCACGGCCGGCGCTGGTGAGGGTGATCTTGAGTGCGGGCATCAGGCGGCCTCGGCGGTGCAGTTGAGCCTGGCGTAGATGCAGGGGCGCACCACGGCCGCGACGCCGACGGCGCCATACAGGCTGCTGGATTGGGTGAAGTCGAAATGGCTGCGCACGGGCTTGGTGCGGTTGATTTCGGCGATGACGTCGTCGACGTAGGCGGCGCTGGCGGTTTCTCCGCCACGACCGCTCAGGGTGAGGTCGGCATGGAAGGTGTGCGGATCGCCTTTCGGCTCGGTCTGCCACCACTCGGTGATGACCACGGCGCCGCCGAAGCTGGCCACCACGTCCTGCACGCTTTGCGCGGTGCCCTTGCGGCGCTGGATGTCGAGCGCCGACGCAACACGGGCGCGCTTGATTTCCACAGGCCAGTAGCTTTTCCAGCTGTCGATGGACAGCGCCCAGGCGAGCCACGGCAGCAGCGGCTCGGGGCAAGTGGCTGGGTTCCACAGGTCACGCAGCGGCACGTCAACATCGGCCATACGCGCCGTAGCCGCCTCGATGGCGCGCTCCTGCGGGGTGGCGTTGCGCGGCAGCAGGCTGCTACTCATCGGTGCCGCCGTAGGCCAGGTCGATGGCCGTGCACCAGGCCGCCTGCGTGCGGTCGACCACGATGTTGGCGGCCGGGGCGGTCAGATCGACACGCTGGATACCGGGCACGTGGATGGCGGCATCCAGGCCGCTCAGGGTGATGTCGCGGCCCAGGCGGTGCGATTCTTCGAGGTAGGCGGCCAGGCTGGCGTCGCTGGCGGCCAGCACCACATCACTGTCCGGTCCGGCATAGGTGTAGCGCGTGCCGCGAATCTCGAATGGCAGGATCTCCACGCCGTTGACCGTGACGTGGTCGGTGAGCGGGCGGACGGTTTTATCGCTCAGCCGCGCCGCAACAGCATCACGGGTGGCCTGTGGCGGCGTGCCGTCGCCGGTGCGCGAGAGAACGGTGACGGTGACATCGCCGGGCCAAGCGGCGTTGTCCATAGCGTCGGTCATGTCCGTCACCAGCGCCGCATCGGCGCTATGGCTGGCCAGCACGCCGAGCACCAGGGCCCGGATATCATCTGGCGTGGGGCTGGTAGCACTGGCGTCGAGCACATCGGGGTCCGCGCTGAGCGCGTGGTAGATGTAAGCGCCTTCTGGGCCGGCTACGCTGAAACCTTCCGGCGCCAGGGTGATGCGGCGGCGGTAATCGACATCGCTCTCCATGGTGGGCGGGATCGAGTGTGACGGGTCGCCCGGGTCCAGTTGCAGGCGGGTGGTGCTGAGCAGGGCGCCGAGATTGTCCAGGTCATCTTTCTGCGCATAGGCGAGCATGACCGCCTTGGCCGCATCATTGACGCGCTGGCGGATGATGAGCTCGCGGTAGGCGCATACCTGCAGCACCTTGTAGGCAGGGTCCGACTCGACCAGCGCGGTGAAGCTGTCATCCCGCGCACGAAGGTCCGCCAGCATGTCGGCGAGGATCTGCTCGAAGCTGAGCGATTCCACCACCTGCGGCGCCGGCAGGCGCGAGAGGTCGACAGCGGTGTATCCATAGGCGGCGGTCATGCCGGCATGAAAGCCCGCCCCACGCGCGCGCGGTATCCGGTGCCGTTGTGCTGCGCGGCTTGCACAAACGGCAGGGCGCGAAAGAGGTATGGGCCGCGCGCAGGGCGAGAAACAGGCTGGGCTCCCCCTACCTGTGGAGCCTTACCGATGCCCCTTCCTTATGCCATCCACTGCGGCGATGCGCTGCAGGTGCTGCGTACGCTGACCGATGCCAGCGTGGACGCGGTGATCACCGACCCGCCCTACTGCAGCGGCGCGCAGACGATGGCCGGCCGAGCGCGCCCCACCGGCGAGAAGTACGTGAACTCGGGGACGAAGCACGCGCTGCCGGACTTCGAGGGGGATTTCCGCGACCAGCGCGGGTTCCTTGCCTGGTCAAGCCAGTGGCTTGCGGAGTGCCTGCGCGTGACCCGGCCTGGCGGCCACCTGCTGGCGTTCATCGACTGGCGCATGCTGCCAACGATGACGGACGCGGTGCAGGTGGCTGGCTGGGTGTGGCAGGGCATCGTGGTGTGGGACAAGACCACCGGATGCCGGCCCCAGCTCGGGCGGTTCCGCAGCCAGGCCGAATACGTGGTGTGGGCCAGCCGCGGGCCGATCGACACGCGGGCGCACCCCGTGGTGTTGCCCGGCGTTTTGCCGGTGCATCCGCAGCGGGGCGGCAAGCTGCACCAGGTGGGCAAGCCCGAGTCGCTGATGGAGCAACTGCTGGCGATCGTGCCGCCGGGCGGCACGGTGCTCGACCCGTTCATGGGTAGCGCCACGACTGGCGTGGCCGCGCTGCGTACCGGGCAGCGGTTTGTCGGCGTGGAGATGGCCTCCGGCTACTACGAGGTAGCGGGCCGACGGCTGGCAGCGGCATTGGCCGACAAGGAAAAGGGGCTGGCGCCGGCAGCATAAGGCCGCGTGATCAGCGAGCATGGAACCGCACGGAAGTCCTGGCTTTTGCCGACGCCGATGCCGACGGCCCCGCTTGCGGGGCCGTTGTTGTATGGGCAGCAGCGCTCGCATGGAGCGCGTTGTTGCGGCCGCCGGTATCAGCGGTGGGAAAGGTGGTCGATCAGCCGGTCGCGGATCATGACGCGGTCGGATTCGCCGAAACCAAGCAGGCGGCGGCGCGGGTAGCGCACGCGCGGGCCGTCGGAAGTGACCTGGTCGACCTCGCCGTACTGGTGCACAGTGGCGAGCCGGCCTGCTCGGCCGGTGAAGCCGACCTCGGCCATGTCGGGCGTGGCGCGAGCCTTGAGCCATTTGCTGGTGCGCAGCTTGGCGAACATGGCGGCCCGCTTGATGCGTCCGCGCTTGCCACGCAGATCCTTGCGCGGCTTGCGTGGCACGAACGGGGCGCCGTCCGGCTCACGCTGGGCGGCGATGCGCTGCTGCTGGCTACGGCGCAGATCCACAGCGATGGCGGCGGCGACCTTACGGCGGCCCGCCGGGGCCAGCCGGGCGAGTAGCGGGGCGGCCCAGTCCTCGAGGGTGACCAGGGCGTCGCTCACGCGGGCTGGTCCCACTCGGCCAGCAGGGTGTCATCGGCGCCGAGGTGCCCACGCAGCCACAGTTGCCAGTGGCCGGCGCCGAGGGGCTCTTCGGGTTGCGGCTCGGGTACATGGGTGAGCTCGATGCGGTCGCCGACCACGCGCGCCACCACGCGCTCGGTCAGCTTGAGCGTGACGGACAGGTCCACCTTGCCGGCGTCGAGGATGTCCGCCTCGAAGGTGATGCCGCTCGGGCGCTGGTCGACGTTGTCGAGCAGCTCGCTCTGGTTGATGCGCACCCATTGCAGCAGGGGCAGGATCACCGCGTCGGGATGGCCGGCGTAGTCAGTGAGGATGATGTTGAGGGTGTAGCCGTACTCCCAGCTGAGGCCACCAGCGAAGGTGGACTGCACGCTGCCCTTGTCGATGAACACGAGCAGGCGCTCGGGGTCGCGGGCGAGGTCGGGAAGTGCGGCGGCGAGCGCGGCGCGCAGGCTGGCGGGTTTGTTCATGGCGACCTCGTGGGTGGATACGCGGTCACGCCGTGGAAGGTGGCACGGCGCCCGCGTTGCCGGGGTTTGGTGTGAGAGCGGCACCTTGAGGGACACTGGCAGAGCGACCGCCCTGCACGTCCGGCTGATTCCCTGCCCGTTCGACGGGCGGCGGTTAGGGCGGTGGGCCGGTGGCGCTGTTGGCGCGCACCCAGTCCTGCAGCGCGGTCAGCTGCTCAGCGGTGGCGTGACAGCTGGTGTAGTTGTCGACGACGGTGCCGGCGACGGCAGAGAGCGCAAGGCCGCTGGGGGTCGCATCAGCAGCTCCGGGGCGATCGGGCACTTCGCCGGCCGCGGCGGCTGCATCGTGCAGGCGCACAAAGCCAGCAGGCACAGAGCAGGCAGCATCAGATTTCGCGGTGACATAGACGGGTACCTTCTGGACGAGAGTGGCGCCGCGCTCGTGCACGATCTGCACGCGGTCGACGTAGCGGGTGACGATGCGCTCGCTGCCCTTGGCCGCGGCGAGCTGGCCGCTCAGGTCGCGCTGGGCGGCTTCGGCGGTGGTGGCACGGGCGTCGGCGGCGTCGATGCGGTGCTGTGTGACCAGGTGGTAGGCCACCAGGGCGGCGAGTAGCAGCAGGCCGAGCAGGATCTGGCGTAGGAGGGTCATGCGCCGCCCCACCGCAGGTGGGTGGCCACTAGCAGGATCAGCCATAGCAGACCGGTGCTGGCGAGCACCAGCACAAGGGCCATGCCGGCGGCGAACCACGGGTTGGGGTGCGTGGCCGGCGAACGATCGCCGCGGCGCATGGGGTTGGTGTGGCCGTGGGTGCGTAATGCGGGGCCGGGCGGTGGCACGGCGCGAATGGCGCCGATGAGGGCCCAGAGGATGCACGAGAGGACCAGGGCGACCATGGCCGTGGCGATGGGTGAGAGATTCATGCGGTGACCTCGCTTGCGGTGCTGTGCCTCGCGTAGGCGCTGGCCAGCTTGCTGTCGTAGAGGTTGTCGGCATAAGCCGGGCCGTTGTAGCCCCTGGCGAATGCGGCCCACTTGCGGCCGCGCAGGGCTTTGAGCAGGGCATCGTCCTGCTGGATGAAGCGCACGAAGGCGCGCAGATGCTCGCTCTCGCCGGTGCCGAAGGCCACGGACAGGGCCACGGCATCGGTGTAGCCCAGCGCTATGGCGTGGTAGCCCATCAGCTGGAAGCGGCCCCAGCTGCAGGCGCGGTGGGCGGCCTCGGTGTTGTACTGCGCTGCCTGCGTGAGCCGGGTGTACTCGGCGGCGCCGCCGAGGTAGCCGCCGCGCTGCTGGCTGCAGATGCCCTGCGGGATGTTGAGGGTTCCCGGATCCCAGCCGATGCCGTCGAGCTGGCGCCAGAAGACGTGCCGTTCGAACAGGATCACCACGCGGCCGTCGGGTAGGAAGCCGACGCGCGGGCTTTCCACTTCGACGATGGCGTTGATGGCGGCGGGCTCGCAGCGGAGCGTCGCGGCGGCCTTCTCGATGTCGGCCTGGGTGAGCGCGCGCGGGTCGAACTGGCCAATCAGGGCGGCGCAGGTGCGCGGGCCGGCGATGCCGTCGGCGACCAAGTTGTGGGCGCGTTGGAACGCCCGCACGGCGCTTTCGGTGGCGGGGCCGTACCAGCCGTCGATGGTGGTGCGTTGACCGTTGATGGCCAGGCGCTGCTGCAGCGCCGTGACCGCGGCGCCGTGATCACCGGGTCGCAGGGTGGCGGGTTGCGTCATGGTCGGTCCTCAGGATGGCGGCGACGTTGCCCCGTGCGGCGAGGCTGAGCGCGCAGAGCACGATGGAGATGCCAAGGTCGCCGGCGTGGATGTCCGTGGCCGGGTACAGGCCAAGCACCACGCCCAGCGCGGTGCTTCCGGTGCTGGCGATGAGCAGCCATGCGGCGGCGCTGACCAGCGGTCGGTAGCGCGCACCGGCGCGGCGGTAGAGCAGCAGGCGCACGCAGGTGATGGCGTTGGTGGCGAGCAGCAGCAGGGCGAGCAGATGGGCGAGGATCACGGGGTGCCACCTCCACGGCGGAGCCAGCTGGTGATGTCGATGGTCTTGACGCGATCGAGCAGCTGCAGGGTGACGGCGATGACCATCGCGGCGGCGAGGAAGGCGGCGACGCCGGTTTCCTGGAGGCCGCTCAGGCGCGCCACGGCGGGCGCGGCGAGGTAGCCCATCACCCAGCTGATGACCAGGTAGATGCCGCGCGACACGCTGCTGACGTCGCGCGCATGCAGGGCCACCAGCGCGGCGCCGGCAAACGCGCCGATGACCGCGTTGCCGTCCATGCCGGGCAGCAGCGTGGCAACGCTGAAACCGGCGGCGACAAGGGCAAGGGAAGTGGCGGTGGTGGGTTCGGTCATCGTGTTTCCCCTGTCAGCTCCACAGTTGCACGAGCGCGGTTTCGGTACGGGTGGCGGTGGTGGTGTCGGGCAGCTGCACGGGGGTGCCGATGGGCAGCACGGGGCCGAGGTCGGCCAGACCGGGGTTGGCGGCCAGCGCGGCCTCCACGACGCCGTCGGTGCGGCCAAGCACGCGCAGGCAGAGCGCGTCGAGGGTTTCGCCCTGGTTGGCCCGGGCCAGCACTAGATGAGCTCCACGTCGGCGCGAGGGCGGCCGAGGATGTCGCGGACGGCGTAGCGCACGTTGCGGCGGCAGTCGTCGGCGGTGGTGTCGAGCGCGTCGGCACGGCGGTCCAGCGCACCGGTGGCGTCGTAGTTGCGGTAGTTCTCGATCAGCTCGGCCTGGGCGTAGGCGTAGACGGCGCGGCGGTAGAGGAGCACCAGGCGCGATTGGTCGCCGATGGCCTTGCTGGGCACGTCGGCCAGCGTGTTTCGGCCCAGGGCGGCCTGCTGCTGCTGCCAGGCATCGAGCATGTCTTCGACCGCGGACATGCTGAGGCTGAGGCACTCGGTGAGGCGTTCGTCGCTGACGGCACCGTCGATGCGTAGCACCGCGCGGGCGTCGGACAGGTCGATGGCCGGGTACCAGTCGCCGCTGCTGAGGGTGGTGCTGCCGGTGGGGGCGGTTGCGACGAAGCCGTTCATCGGATCCTCGGGAGGAGTGCGGCGGTGGTCGGCGGGTCAGGGCCGTGGGAGAGAGGTCACGGGCCTGCCCGCCGAGCCGCCGCGGCGCTCGGGGCGAGCTCAGGTCGCGTTGGCGAGCTGCTTTTGCAGCCTGCCGATCTCGGTCTTGAGGCCGAGCCGCGGGTTCAGTTGCAGCGCACGCTGCAGGTGTTCGATGGCCTGCGCCGGCGCACTGGAGCGCAGCGCCAGGCCAGTGGCCTTGTGGAGCTTGGCGCGCACCTCGTCGGGCATGTCACGACCCTCGGTGAGTGCGCCGACGCGCAGCAGCTGCTCGGCGGTGACGCTGTCGGGTAGGTGGGCGGCGCGTTCGGCGATTTCCTCGACCACCAGGGTGGCGAGGTCGCGCTGGTAGTGCTCGGGCAGCTTGAGGTCGTGGCGCAGCATCGGTTCGGCGATCGCCAGCGCGCCGTCGATGTCGCCGGTGTCGATGCGCCAGACCATGACGGTGCCGAGCACGTCATCCTGCGCGAGCGTATCGGCCAGCAGGCTGCCTTCCACCCACGCCGCATACTCCGGCAGACGCTGGGCCTTGACGGCGATCTTCTGCTCGATGGACTGGATGCCCTTGAGCACGCGCTTGTCTTCGGCGAGCTTGGCGAGCATGAGCGCATAGGCGCTGTTCTGGACGGCGGGTTCGGCGCCGCTGACGGCGGCCTGGGCCTGTGCCTGGGCGGCAAGGATGCGTTCGCGGTGGCGTTGGGCTGGGCTGGTCATGGGTCCTCTCCGGTGGCCGGTTTCCCCACTACCGACGATGCGGCAGTGGGGCCGGGGCTTGCTTCGCTTCGCTGGGTGTCGGGTCAGGCGTTCGAGAGCTCGATGTTTTCGAACAGCGCCACCGTGCCGTACTGCTCGACCACGTAGGCGTCGTTGCTGGACTCGTAGTTCTCGATCTGGTCGCGCTCGGGCTTGTCGCGCAGCAGGCGGCGGCGCGCGCCTTCCTGCCAGTAGATGGACAGGTTGTTCAGCGGGGTGACCAGCACCGCGTTGTCGGGGAAGCCCGGCACGCGCACGGCCGGCAGGCCGCCCATGGTGGCGCTGCTGATGAGGATGTCGCTGGCCAGCTCGTCGGTGGCGCGCTGGTCACGGTTGAGCTTGGCGAACATCTTGTCGTGCAGCAGCTTGCGGCCGGTGATGGCGACCAGGTCGGTGGCGTCGCGGAACGGCTCCTCCAGCAGCATGATCGCGTCATAGACCATGGCATCGAGGTTGACGTAGTCCGCGCCGGCGGCGGTGCCCACCACGATCTTGCCGGCGGTGGCACCTTCCTTCATCCAGTGCGCAGGGGCCTCGGTACGGATGTGCTGCAGCCAGCCGATATTGACGTCCTGCAGCAGCGGATTGGCGTTGCGATCGGTGTTGGCGGCGACGGAGGTGCCGTTGAAGCCGATCAGGATACGGTCCAGCGCCTGGCGCTTGATGATGGCGTCGCGCAGGCGGGTCTGGAAGTCGGCGAACTTGGCCCAGGCATCGACCAGCGCGTAGGGGATGGCCGTGTCGAAGTCGGTCTTCTCGCAGCGGTAGTTCTGGCTCTTGGTGTCGCTGACATCGCGGGGCTTGCGCTCCTGCGCGCCGGTGTCCGTGCGGCCGGCGATGGTGCCGTTAACGCCCAGACGTACCTTCTGCCCTTCCTTCTCGGTGACGCCGATCATGTTGATGCGGCCGAGGAAGGCGCTGGACGCCTGGATCTGGTCCTCCAGCGTCTGCTGCACGGTGGGGGTGACGGCGAATTTTTCGGCCGCGCTGTCGACGCCGTTGAGTTCGGCGATGCGCGCGGAATAGGCGTTGAACAGGCGGCGGGTTTCGTTGCGCATGGAGAGCTCCGGGAGTGGCGGGTCGGGCGTGGCGGTGGTGAGGCGGTGAGGGTCAGCAGTCGGTTTGGGCGGTGCCGGTACCGCCGGTGGCGGGCTTGCGCGGCTGGTTAGCCGGCGTGCGCTCGACCTCGGCGCGGAAGGCGGTGAAGTCGGCCTGCTGCTGCTGGGCCGCCTGCTCAATGGCATCCAGGCGTCGGGTGAGCGCGGCGACCTGGTCCGCGAAGCGCTGGGTGGCAGCCGTGTCGCGTTCGGCGAACTGGCTGAGCGCATCGGCCATCTCGCCGAGGGTCTCGCGGATCTGCGCGAACTCGCCGTCGGCGCTCGCGGCCTTGCCGGTGAGCTTGGCGAGCTTCGCCCGGATGGTGGCGAACAGGGCCGCCGCGCCGGTTTCGCTCGGCTCTTCCTCGAACTCGATGACGGCCTCTTCGGCAGCGGAGAACAGGTTCTCCGGCGCCTGCTTGCGCGAGGCGAACGGGCTGGCGGCAGGGTTCTGCGCAGCGAAGGTGAGCACCTCGGTACCGAGGCTGGCCGGGCTGTCGGTGATACCCAGCCCGGACAGGTAGGCGCGGCCCGTGGCGGCGAACTTCGGAGTGATCTCCATGCTGGAGTAGATCTTCTGGCGCGCCTTGACCAGCGCGACCATTTCCGGCGTGGGGTCGATCTGCGCGTAGAGCGCGAGCTTGCCCTTGAGCGGGCCGTCGGGGATTTCCTCGGCCTTGACGGCGGTCACGTCGCCATAGGCCTTGAACGGGGAGTCGGGCGCGTAGCCGCGGATGTGCTCGGCGAAGATGCGCGCGCCATAGACGGCCGGGTTGTACGAATCGGCCATGTCCTGCAGCACGGTGCGGTCGATCACGCGGCCGTCGCTGGTGGCGCCTTCGACGGCGATGCGGAAGAACTTGCTCTTGGCCATGGCGTGGTCTCGGTGATGGTCGCGATTGAAGGTCGCGGCCATCGTCAGCACGCACGGAAACGTGGGCAACGCGGCCCGTTTGTGCAGCCCGTGCTGCACAACGGACAGCGGAATAAGCAAGGCATGGCGTGCGCAACGATGCCGCCATGTTGATGCTGCCGACCACCGCTGATCCCGAGCGCACGGCCCGCGCCCTGTACTGGATGGGCTGGGCGGTCTCGGACATCGCCGAGCACCTTGGCAAGCCGCGCACCACGGTGCAGAGCTGGAAGGATCGCGGCGAATGGGACAAGGCCAGCGCGCTGACGCGGATGGAGACGGCGCTGGATGCGCGCTTCACCGCGCTGGTGCACAAGGAACCAAAGACCGGCGGCGATTTCAAGGAGCTGGACCTGCTCGGCCGCCAGGCGGAGCGCTTTGCGCGGATCCGTCGTTACGAGGCGCCCGGCGGCAACGAGGCCGACCTGAACCCTGCGGTGGAAGCCCGCAACGCTGGACCGAAGCGCAAGGCCAAGCGCAACGAGTTCAGCGAGGAACAGATCGAGGAGCTGCGCAAGACCTTCCTTGCCTCGCTGTTCGAATTCCAGCGCACCTGGCGCAATTCGGCCGACGAGCGCACGCGGATGATCCTGAAGTCTCGCCAGATCGGCGCGACCTGGTACTTCTCCCGCGAGGCGCTGATGGATGCGATCGAGACGGGTCGCAACCAGATCTTCCTGAGCGCCAGCAAAGCGCAGGCGCACATCTTCAAGCAGTACATCATCCAGTTCGCGCGCGAGGTGTGCGGCGTCGACCTCAAGGGCGACCCGATCGTGCTGTGGAACGGCGCCACGCTGTACTTCCTCGGCCAGAACGCGAAGACGGCCCAGGGCTACCACGGCAACTTCTACTACGACGAGTTCTTCTGGACCTGCAATTTCGAGGAGATCAACAAGGTCGCCTCGGGCATGGCCATGCACAAGCAGTGGCGCAAGACGTACTTCAGCACGCCGAGCGCGAAGAGCCACGCGGCCTACCCGTACTGGACGGGCGATCGCTTCAACCGTCGCCGCCCCAAGGACCAGCGCGTGGCGATCGACGCGACGCACGAGGCGCTGGCGGCCGGCGTGCGCTGCGGTGACAAGGTGTGGCGCCAGATCGTGACGATCGAGGACGCCGAGCGGGGCGGATGCGACCTGTTCGACATCGAGGAGCTGCGCACGGAGTACCCGCCGGACGAGTTCGCGAACCTGCTGATGTGCCAGTTCATGGACGACGGCGACAGCCTGTTTCCGCTGGCGGCGATGCAGGCGTGCATGGTGGACAGCTGGGTGGAGTGGACCGACCTCAAGCCGCTGGCCTTGCGGCCGTTCGGGCATGCGCCGGTGTGGGTGGGCTACGACCCGAAGGGCGACGGCAGCGATAGCGCCGGCCTGGTGGTGGTGGCGCCGCCGAAGGCACGCGATGGCCGCTTCCGCGTGCTGGAGCGCCACCGGCTCAACCAGGCGGATTTCGAGGCACAGGCGGAGTTCATCCGCAAGGTCACCCAGCGCTACAACGTCGCCTACATCGGCATCGACGCGACCGGCGTGGGCGCGGCGGTGTACCAACTGGTGAGCAAGTTCTTCCCCACCGCGCGACGCTTCACCTACTCGCCGGAAACGAAGGCGATGCTGGTGATGAAGGCGCTCAACGTGATCGGCAAGGGCCGCCTGCAGTTCGACGCCGGCTGGACCGACCTGGCGCAGAGCTTCATGGCGATCCGCAAGACGCTCACCGACAGCGGCCGGCAAGTGAAGTACACCGCCGGGCGCAGCGAAGAAACCGGCCACGCGGATCTCGCGTGGGCGCTGATGCATGCCCTTATCAACGAGCCGCTGGAGGGCGCCACCGCGTCGAACACCAGCGTGCTGGAGATCTTCTGATGACCGACCCGATGAACGCTGCGCACGGCGGCGCGATAGCCTTTTCCTTCGGCGACCCGCTGCCGGTGCTCGATGGCCGCGACATGCTGCAGTACATCGAGGCCTGGCGCCGCGGCAAGTGGTACGAGCCGCCGGTGTCGATGGCGGGCCTGGCCAAGAGTTTCCGCAGCGCGCCGCACCATGCCAGCGCGATCTACGTGAAGCGCAACATCCTGGCATCCACGTTCCGCCCCCACCCGCTTCTGAGCCGCGGCGACTTCTCCCGCTTCGCGCTCGACTATCTCGTGATGGGCAACTCCTATCTCGAGCGCGTCGACAACCGGCTTGGCCGGCCGATCAAGCTGAAGCCGGCGCTGGCGAAGTACATGCGTCGCGGTTGCGATGACCTGGATGCGTACTTCTACGTGTCCAACTGGCAGGAGGACCACGAGTTTGCGAGCGGCTCGGTGTTCCACCTGATGGAGCCCGATCTCCACCAGGAGATTTACGGGCTACCGGAGTACCTGGCCGCGCTGCAGGCGGCATGGCTCAACGAGTCGGGCACGCTGTTCCGGCGCCGGTACTACCTCAACGGCTCGCACGCCGGGTACATCCTGTACCTCACCGACGCGCTCACCGATGAGGGCCAGGTGGACGCGCTCAAGACCGCCCTGAAGAACAGCAAGGGCCCGGGCAACTTCCGCAACCTGTTCCTGTATGCACCTGGCGGCAAGAAGGACGGCATCCAGCTGCTACCGATCAGCGAGGTCACGGCCAAGGACGAGTTCACTTCGATCAAGAACGTGACCCGCGATGACGTGCTGGCCGCTCACCGCGTGCCGCCCCAGCTGCTCGGCCTGGTGCCTACCGGAACGACGGGCTTCGGCTCGGTGGTGCCGGCGGCACAGGTGTTCGCGGTCAACGAGCTCGAGCCGCTGCAGGCGCGCTTCCGCGAGCTGAATGACTGGATCGGCGAGGAGGTCGTGCAATTCGCCCCGTACAGCGTTGCCGACCTGGCCGCGTCAGGCGCTAAGACCGCCTGAATCGCCCTACAAGCGCGTCATCCTCAAAGCCGCCCACCGGGCGGCTTTTTCGTTGCGCGCCCCGCGTGCGCGCACCTGGGTGCCCTGCCGTCGACCTGGCGGCAGGGCCGGCCGCCCCCGGCTGCCCGGCAGATGCCCCCCAGCCCGCGCGGTCACCCCCGCCGCGCCCGCGTGCCCTTTGGAGATTGATTGCGCCGCACTTGTGCACAGGGGGCGCGGCGGCCTGGCGCCGCGGGGCGTGCGGCTCAGTGAGGTGGTGGTATTCGACGCGGGATGACGCGCGGATCGCCGCCAGGAGGGTGGCCTGCGGCCGCCCGGCTGCTGGAATGGGAGGGCGGGGTTCGGAAAGAGGTGATACAGGTAACCGAGGGGAAAAGCCTACGTAAGTACCTGATCCATAAACACTTAGCAGTTACCGTTGAAAGGTGATCTGAGGTGATCTGAAAGGTAATTTCATGATAAGTGGTTGATTTTTCTAGGTACTGGCGACATCCGCAGATTACCTTTTGGGGAGGTGATAGATCACCATGAAATTACCATTTAATTACCTTGATGTTCTGTCCGTATGTCTTTGTTTTGTGTGTTGAAAACGCACGGCAACCCCGGACATTACCGAAATTACCTTTTTCCGGCGCACCTCAAATTTTCGGAGCGGGTTAGACTTGGGCCTGAATCTCACTACCGGCGCACAGTGATGTCGCTGGTGGTACATGTGGTGGTACATCCGGCGAAGCGCCCACGGGAAGGGCCTTGTGTATCAGCTGGATACGCTCCTCGGTGGGCGGCACCCATAGCCACCATCTGCTGCGACGCGCCCTTCCGCCTCGGGTTTCTTGCATGGGCCGGCCTACAATCGTTCGCCATGCATATCCATAAGGTTTTCCAGATCGAGGCGGCCCACCGGCTGCCCAA